TTACTGATCTGAACGTAGGCACCATTCGTTGAGACTGATACCCAAAGTCAGCATTTCGTTATGTATCTCGACGGTGCCCACAAGTACCTCCTGCACCCAGTAGCTCTTGAACGTTTTTCCTCGATATTCGAAGGCTGCTACTTCAGCTCCCCCTCCCTGATATTCGCCAGTAGCATCTTGGGGCCTCTGGGACGGTTGATGGGAGACGAGTTGGCGATGTTTGATCGTGTTGCTGAAACCCGAAAGATAGCGAAACCAAGGGAGTTTGGTGACGCGCGTTATCTCATTTTTAAGAGGGCTTTGAGGTAGTCCATCCCTCACCTTGCTGATGTTGCAGTGTTCTATGCAGAAGGGCTGAGGCAGGGCTAAGGCATTCACAATCTGAGCAAAGATGTCGAATGCGTTGCGAGTGATATTGATTGCAGCAATTAGGTTCGCTTCGCTGGCAAGTTTTGCATTTTCGAACTCATCATCGGCTCCCATCATCATTGCCCCGGTGAACATTTTTATCCCATCAGGGTCGTGCTCAGCTTGATAAGAGGCGAATGCGTCGCGAGCAAGACACTTGTGATACTGGTAGATAAGCAGGGAGTGGCTCACAGAGTCCACTGTGCTCAACAGCCAGGCCTTGTTGGGTTCGTTGATGCGTATGTGTTCTTTCAGTGCTGCTAAATCCCATTTCCTTGGCATGGTCGTTCCTTTGGTGTTCGTACTGCCAGTTTTTGGACGCCGATCAGAGTAGTCTTCTGAAAGTCGACGGGCATAATGGCATTTTGCGATCTTGCCAGATACCCTAAGCTGATGACAAAGGGGCGGTAAGCATGAAGGCATTTCGCGTAGCGATTTCGCTGTTTTTTTTGTTTGCATGCCTGTTGCTACTGCGCCTGGACCTCTGGGTATAGCTGATTGCCATGCCGTTCGCATAAAGGCTTAAAGGGCGTTGCTGTGGCTGATAGGGGCTAAAGCAGCGACTTGGTATTGGGAATGACAAATTTTCCACCAGCGGTGAATACCGGATAGTTTGTTTGCTATGAGGAGATCTGCCAAATGTCCATCGACGAAGTTGATTTTCGATCTACGCCGCTGCTAACTCTTTGCACATCCGCGACTAATGCGGTCTCTGAGCTACTCAGTTTTCGTGAGTTTGGGCTTTTTGATAATGCTACTGCATTAGAATATTCTGAGTACTTCAATGGGGCTGTATTAGTTGCATGTCAGGCGTATGCGGCTGGAGTGGTCGCAGATGTTAATAGAATTAGAAGTTTACTTGGTGAGCCCCGACTAAATAAATTTGAGTTGTATAGGTAGGGCTCTTTAGTTGTTAATGGGTTCACGCAAGTCGAGTTTATCAATGCGCTAGCGAATTTTTTCAAGCATAGGGATGAGTGGGAGTTAAAGCCGGACTCTAGAACTATGAAGGTTTTGAATGCTTTTGATGTTTTTGAGACAATGAATTTTCCTCTACATTCAGGGATTCAAAAAATTCTCGGAGAATCAACTGATCTACGCGGAGTTTTTCGAGTTTTGGAAGATTGAAGGTTTATTCAATTTGAGGGTTTGCGTGGGTTGGGTAATGTTTAGCTTATCTTGCTGGTGATGGCGCTTTAAGATTGAGGTAGGTGTTTTTTAATTTTTATGTAATTTATTTTATTTGTTGAATCTATATGGTGTGAGTTAGATGATTTCAAGTAATAAGTTTTTGTATAGGATTATGAGGTTTGACCATGCTGTGCAGGTTCTGAAAGGATCGCTCTACTTCTCGCATCCATCTCAATGGGAAGATCCTTATGAAACACATGTAAAACATAACTATGATCATGCGATTTTTGCTCAGTGCTGGACGACGGCCAGCATGTCGGATGCGATGTGGAGAATATATTCGCCTAATTTTCTTGGCGTTCGACTTCGTACGAAAGCTGGTAAGCTTGCGAAGGCTATGCAAAGCTATACCGCAAAGAATGAAGGCTTTAAAAGGCGACTGAAAGAGGTTGAATACCTAGATCAGGCGAGTTATAAAAAGGAAACTACGCAAATTGAGCTCCTCATAGCTGATGATGACTATAGCAGTCCTTCATTGGGGGCTGATCTACTATGTATCAAAAGATCTGCGTTTGAGCATGAGAATGAAGTTAGGGCGATTTTGTTTGACTCCAATGCTGAGCGAAAAGAAGGTGGTGTTCTAAAGGGTATTTCTGTTGAGTTCTCTGGTGTCGATTTAATTGACTCTGTACTTCTTGATCCTAGAGCTCCAGACGAGCTTTGTAATGCTATGCGCCATTATATTAAGGATGTGTTAGGGTTTTCAGGGGCTGTAGAGAAGTCAAAGCTTTATACTGTCAAAGCTCGTTAGTTAAAACGGGGGGTTGTTGAGTGGTATTTTGCTAAATGCATAAATCTTTGTGCGAGGGTACGCTATCAATTTCATCGCTTGGTTGTGGTTCGCAAATATGTTTTTGAAGAGGTGATGGTTAAGTTTAGGTGCTTTCAGTTGGTACACCTACGGTGTCATACATATTTAATTGGTTTGCGAGTTTTTAAGACTAGTCAATGCCTAAAGCCGAGCATTTTTGAAACGAGGCCCGCCATGCTCTTGGTATCTTTTGGAATCCACCTGCCGTAGTGCCTTCTCACCATGGTGGTATCCGCATGACCCAGCTGTCGAGCTACCCATTCGACCGGCACATAGCTCGACAGCATCTGACTGGCAAACGTATGCCGGCATTGATTAGCACCGCGATGCCTGACCTCCGCTTTCTTCAAATGAGCGGTAAACCATTTACTCAAAATTTTCCCGTTCCAAAGCAACCCGCTGGCAGAGCTTCGGAAAAGAAACCTGACCCTTGCAGGCTTTGTTGTGATGTTGTCCCGCTGTGTGACGCTTATATCGGTGTACGGCGCATCGCTGGCAGCTGTCAGGATCTCCCGCATCAATTCCAGAGCGGGATCAATCAGCTCCACCACCCGCACCCTGGAGCGCTCCTTGGGCACCTTGAACTTCCCAACCACCAACGCACGACGAACGTGAACAGTGCCAGCCTTCAGATCCACATCTTCAACGGCAAGCGCAATCAACTCGGAGAGTGAAAGTCCAGTCCAGCAGTTGAAAACAATCATCCTGGCATCGGCCATTCTCTCTGTGTCTGCTGCACCAATACGCTCGATTTCTTCCCGACTGAAAGGGTCGGCATGTTCGTCATCGGAGTCTGTGCTGACGTTGCTGATTCTCTCCAGCGGGTTGGTTTTCAGAATCCCATCACCAAACGCATCAGCCCAAACCCCGCGCACCACGGTAAAAATGTCGTTCACCGTTTTCGGTGCCAGCTTTTGCTTCAATAGCTGAGCCTGGAACAGCTCAATGTCGCTCTTGCTGACGTCGACGATCCGAGACTTTCCAAACTTGTTCTCGACGTGCACAGCCTTGCTCTCGTAGTTGATCACCGTGCTGGCAGCCTTTAGCGCGCGCTGCACCTCCAGCCAACGGTCTATGCCTTCTTTCACGGTTCGTTTGGCTGAATGCCCGGCGCTCCCCGAGAGCGTCTTTGCCCTCGGGGAGTTGGGGAAGTGTGCGGCGTAGTCAAAGCGGTTCTCCTTGATCTCTGCAAGGATCGCCCGCCGCTTGTTGTCCGCGTAGGCGATAGAGGCCTTGTTGACCGTTACAACGCCTTCCAGGGGCTCTCGGCAGCGTTGGCCGTGGAGCATGAAGCAGATGCGGAGCTGCTTGCCGTTCAGCTCCACACCCGTTGGCATTTTCCTGCTCATGGCTGGCCTGCCATCCACTTTTCGATTTCGTCACGGTTGTAGACGATTACGTGGGCAGGGTCCCATCGCCAATGTTTGCCTTCCAGCCAAATACCCCTAGAGCGGTATTTGCGGACCGCTTCGGTGCTCAGGCCAAAAACGGGGAAAAGCAGGTCTTGGCGAAACCAGGTTCCCGGTGTGACGCTGATCTCCAATTTCTCGGCGGTGTTCATGCTGTCGCCTCCTTAGCCTCCGGGCCATGGCCCGCAGTGCGGCTGGCGTAGCTCGCGTCGCTCAACTCTTCGTAGAGGCCTTCTGTTTCGTCGATGCTGATCCAGCGTGCCATAAGGCCCATCTCAATCTGCCCGTAGACGATCCAGTAATTGACCTGACGCATTTTCTTGTCGCCCAGGCGCACTTCGTTGATACGCCAGCGCAGATGGCTCAGGAAGCGCTCGTGGATTTGCTCGGGCGGCAGCAGTTGCACGAAATCATTCTGTGCGCTGGTGGGGACAGCTTCGGATTTAATCTGTGAGTGAGACATTTCGCTCTCCTCATGTAGTCAGGGTTGGCGATGGGCGATCTACGGGCGTGCCCATGGCATCCAAATAGTCAGCGAGGTCATGCAGATAGATCACCGGTGCAGACCTGATCGAGCCATGCAACCGCGTGTATCTGATCGGGATATGACCCGCGTTGATTTCGTGGAGCATGTATCTGTCTGTCTTGATGTGCGGAAAGTACCGCTGACGCACAGCCGACAGCGTGGGGCAGGGTGTGCTCCATTCCCGGCGGAGTTGGTCGAGGGTTGAGTTCATGTGGTTACCTCCCGTCATCGCGTTCCTGAGCGTTGACGTGCGATGGTTCAGGCGGCGTCGCCAACCCATGGATTGGTGTCATCGTGATAGGCGATGGGCTCGGGTGGTTTTGGTGCACTTGAGCGCTGACCGATGATGATCAGCAATTGGCCTATACGCTTTTGAAGGGCCTCAATCTCGGCTCGTTGCGAGACGGCGGGATGGAGGTATACCGGCTGTGCATTTAGTTTTCTGACTTTCATGGTCGCTACACCTCACGCAGCGAAGTGATGACGGTTAAAAATTAGGATCACTAATTTTGTGTGTCAACTGCACTTTCTGGCCGGGGTGTATAAGTAGTGATGGAGTGATGCTGATATAGCTGACAGGGAATTCTGAGGGAAGCTTTAAATCAACGCTGCATACCAAAACACTTTGCCGAGAATTTGGATATTTTTCGAAACAAAATCACCGTCTCGATTTTCCTCAGGATACTCATCGCTGTTGTAACTGCGCAGTCGCAATCCGCTTTCTGGCAGTTTGTAGAGCAGGCGTAGTCGGAGTTGGCCTTTGTAATCGAGGAGGTACATCTTCCCGTCCTGAATCTGCGTTACCGAGGTATCAATGGCAACGCGGCTACCCTCGGGTAGCACGGGGTCCATGCTGCTTCCTTCGACTAAAACACCTGCAACCACTTCAGGCTTGATGTTCTTGAGATACAAGTCCCTACGACTGCACGGCATTGTCCTTCCGCCACCTAATCTCACCTTCGTGCCCTTGCCGTCGGGGCGTTCAACCTCGTGATAGAGGTCGACTTCAATGTCGCCAGGAGCCATTGGAATCTTGTTGTTCAAGTCGGAAGGTGGGGGTGAGCTCACGTTGGTTTCACCCAGGGCACGAAGGAAAGAGGTGCCGATGGTAGTCGGCTGGGAGCCAACGTTGAAACCTTCAATTGGGAAGTCGGAGAAGAGGCGGGTGCTAACGTCGGTGGGCTGAAACTCCAACAGGGTGGCGAATTTCAGCAGCGCAGGCATGTTTAAAGGAATCTTCCCTGTCATGTACTGGCTGACGATGCTTTGCCCTTTCCAGCGACATTCTTCCCCAAGTTTTTTCTGAGTCAGAGCTGGATAGAGATCCTTGCGATCCTTGTAAATCGCCAGCAAGCGTGCAGCTTCTTCAAGGATATGCGGTGGCTGATCTGACATAGGCTGAAAATATAAGGGCGGCTTATTTCAGCATACTTTTACATCATGGCGGTTGAGATGCAAAAGAAGGATTACTAATATCCATAGTCCAAAACCATTCGAGGTATCAAGGAATGGACGATGATATTGGTATTTCGCTGAAGGATTTTGCTCACGGTCGCACCCAGCCGGAACTCGGAAAACTGCTGGGTGTTTCGCAAAGCGCAGTGTCACAGATGCTGAGCTCGGGTCGTGATATCCGCATTCAGGTCGATGAGCAGGGCCGTTACTCGGCCTACGAGATTCGGCCTGTCGGCGGCCGTAGAAAAGCTACGGCCGCGTAGGGTTGCGCGATGCAACGGCCAACATCCTCTGACTGGGCAAAGCGCTACGTTGAACTGTTCAACCTGGCGCTCGTCCCCATTGAACCCCGTCAGAAAGCGCCCAAGGGCAATGCCTGGAATCAGCCGGGTGGCTATCTCACCGACGCCGAGCAGGCTGCGGCCTTCTGGCGTGACCATCCAAAACACAACATGGGCGTGGTTCTGGGGCCGAGCTGTCTGTGTTCGTTGGACGTGGATGATGTGCAGTGGACGCGGCAAGTTTTGTTCGATCAGTTGGGCCTTGATCTGGATGAGATGGCGAACGCCTTCCCGTGCGTAATTGGTAACCCTGCACGTATGAGGATTCTGTTTCGTGTGCCGGACGAAGTGGAACTCAGCCGACACGCGTTAGCGTGGCCACGTGAAAGTGATCCTGATAGTTCGAAATTCAAAAGCGCCATCGCGATGGCGAAAGAGGCCAAGGCCTCTGGTGATCAAGCTGCTGAAGCAGCAGCGAGAACGCTGGCGGACAAGTACAAGGCATTCACGGTTTTCGAGCTCCGAGCCGGGCTTGTTCAGGACGTGCTGCCGCCCTCCATTCATCCCGGAACAGGCAAGCCTTACACCTGGAAGAACCCACCGTCGGCAGAAGGTTTTCCGGTGTTGCTGCCCGAGCTACTCAAAGCCTGGCAGAACTGGGAGCTGTTCAAGCGTGATGCTGACGCAAGTTGCCCGTGGAAGCCGACACCTAAACCGCCTGTGCGCAAACCGAAGCAAACTGAGCCAGGAAAGCACCCGTCGGTGATCGATGAGTTCAACCGCGCCCATGACGTTGAGGCAATGCTGGCCGATCACGGCTACACCAAACATGGCCGAAAGTGGCTCTGCCCCCATAGCAGCACAGGCTTACCCGGTATTACCGTAACTGAGGGCCGCGTGTATTCACATCACGCGTCAGACTCACTCGCCAATGGTCACCAGAACGATGCCTTCGCGGTGTATTGCTTGCTGGAGCATGACGGTGATGTATCGCGGGCGGTGAAAGCAGCCGCGAAGCTGTTAGGTCTAACTCCTACAGAAAAAGCTCCAAGATCGCGCAAGCGCCCGAGCGCCGTCCCCGCCGAAAGTGATGACTGGAGAGCGCTTCTACGGCGTACCGAGGAGGGCGCCTTACGGTCCCAACTCGCCAATGCTTACTTGATCCTCAAGCACACACCCGAATGGCAGGGCGTCCTTGCCTACAACGAATTCGCCGACCGCATCGACAAACTCAAGCCTCCTCCTACGCCCGACGGTGAAAAAGGCCCGTGGCAGGATGTCGATGCCAGCAAGACGCTGGTGTGGCTGCAGATGGTGTGGAGCCTGCACCTGCGTAGCAGTGCCGTCGCCGACGAGGCCGTGCGGATGGTTGCCTGGGAGCATCGCTTTCACCCCGTACGCAATTGGCTTGAATCCCTACCGCCTTGGGATGATCAGCCCCGCCTGGAGATGCTGTTGCCCACGGTGTTCGGCGCCGACATCAACCCCTACACCGCGCACATCGGCCAATCCATCCCTGTGTCATCGATTGCGCGAATCTTCATTCCAGGCTGCAAAGTCGACGAAATGGTGGTGCTGGAAGGCGGGCAAGGGCAGGGCAAGTCCTCTTGTATCGCTGAGCTGTTTGGTTTCGAGTGGTATCTGGAAACCAGCGAGCCACCGACCAACAAAGACTTCTACGTCACCATGCAGGGCAATTCTGTGGTCGAGATTGGCGAAATGCAGAGCTTCTCAAAGGCCGATATCAACCAAGTGAAAATGGCGATCACCCGGCGCGATGACAAATACCGTGCACCTTATGATCGCCATGCGCGCAGCCATCCACGGCAGTGCATTTTCATGGGCACCACCAATGCCGACGCCTACCTCAGCGACCCAACCGGGGCGCGACGATTCCTACCGGTGTTGTGCCGCAAGGCTGATGTCGCCTATATCCGGCAATGGCGGGATCAGCTTTGGGCTGAGGCGTTGCACCTGTACTGCACCGGCTTTCAATGGTGGGACTACCCGCAAGATCTGGCCCGCGAAGAGCAGGATTCCCGCTATGTGGAAGATCCGTGGGAGGAGCCAATTATCAAATACTTGGAAGGGCATGCGCCGCAGCTTCATTACCCTGACGGATTGTTTGGGCCGATCAATGAAGTGACGGTCATGGGGCTGCTCAAACACGCCCTGCAAATGGACCTAGCGAGGATGAACAAACCGGAGCAGAGGCGCGTAGCAGACATCCTGCGACGGTTGGGTTGGGTGAAGGAAAAGCAAAAACGCGTCGCCGGAACCCTGGAGCGGATTCGCCCCTATGTCCGGCCAATGGCGGAGGATCGAGCTGCGTAGATGTCACTGGCGTCACCGGCTGTGTCACCAGCTGATGCTCCGAAAAAGCGTTGGAGATCAACGGTGTCACCAATGTCACCAGTGTCACTGCTGCTCGCGCACGCGTACACCGAACTCCCGTCATCGGCTGTGTACCGTGTAAATCCTTTTTAACTGGTGACAGTTGTGACACTGGTGACAGTTTTGAATTTAAAGGCGTTTTTACGTCACCAGTGCGTCACCAATGTCACCAGATCAATAAGCGAGGTTTAAACGATGATTCCTGAAATCGAAACCCTGATGCGCCATTGGGGAGAACAGACGCGACGCTGCAATGCGGAACGCAGTCTTGGTAGCCCGCTGGGCACGCTGATGCGCTTTGGTGGGCTGATGCCTCGTGGCACGCCGGGCGCGCGCGATTTGCTCGTTGGAGCTGGTCCCGATCACATAGCGAGGGAAGTCGAAGCGGCATTGGCCTGGTTGCAGCATCAAGGCGAGCAGGGCCAGCGGTTAGCCAAGTTGGCGAGCCTGCGTTACTTGCCGGAGCGGGAGCTGTCTGTTGCTGAACAGATGCGTTTGCTGGGGCTGGAGGTTTCCGCAGATAGAACTTATAGAAATTGGGTGCAGCGGTTGCACCAGCGTGTCATGGCCGAGCTTTCACGGCGTGCGGGATGTCGTGTTGCCTGACCGTTTGTCAGGGCAGGGTGCGTTAACTGTGCGCTGGCTATGCGTAATCTTAACTTTTGGATGGTTAACTCAAATATTCCCCTTGAGGATTTTCCGATTTGGGGTAAGAAGTATTTAAGCTAATAGCCCTGCGTCACTAGATTTAAATTTTTTAAACTAATTTGTAAGCGACGCAGGTTTTACAGGTGGGGTGGTTGACGTTGCTATGTTAATTATTGTTTCAGTTGACTCTAGTCACTACGTAATCGTAAGGGGTGTCATTGTGGTGGCGGTGTAGAATTAGCGTCTGCCCTGATTTTAAGGGGAGGACTTGTAGCTGATTAAATGGGTCTTTAGGGTTAAATGCGCGTACAAAATCAGGGTTAAGTGTCGCAGTATTATTGTCTTTGAACTTTAAGTGTAGTCGGCGAGGGTCGCTGTCAAGTTCAATGGTAAATTCTGATGTTTGTAATGAGTAGCCATCGTAAATGTAACCGAACCCACCTGCAAAATCTGATAGGAGTTGCGGCTTGGTTGCACGGTTTATTTCGAGGGTTAGGTTAGTTTCTGTGTCGAGACCACGCGTGCCTTCAAGCACGGTGTGTAATGAGAAAACCATAATGCATTCCTAAGTTTTGCTTGGTAAATTGGATTTTGTTTTCTCGTAACGCTACTACTTTGTCTTTGCTCTGTCTAGTGGTCGTTCTTCGGTTTGAGTGGCGGCATTAGAGGAGCTTTTATCTCTGATGCTGGAGTATTCGATGTCTAATAAAGATTCTTCAATATGGACTGCGGTGCTAGCTTGGTTTCTTCAGTACTCACCGGTAGTTTTCGCTACCGGTCTTTCGGTGTTGATTTCAGCGCTTAGAATCATATATCGCGGCGGTACGAAAAAAGCGATGTTTCTAGAGTCTGTTTTATGTGGGTGTATTACGCTAGCGATGCTATCTGGTCTGAGCCTCTTTGGTTTACCACAAGCAGCTGCTGCATTTGTCGGAGGGATGATCGGGTTACTAGGGGTCGACAAGATCCGCAATCTTGCTGAACGTTTCGCCGATGCCAATCTCTCCCAACGGGACGGTGACGGATGAACTCACCTGCACAACATGGCTATAGCTACCGTTGGCAATTGGCTCGACTCGGTTGGTTACGACATCACCCTTTATGCATTGAATGCGAGAAATATGGTCGAATTACATCTGCTTCAGTCGTCGACCACATCCATCCCCACCACGGCGACACCCACCTCTTCTGGGACCACTCCAACTGGCAATCCCTCTGCAAACACTGCCACGACGCCCACAAACAACGCTTCGAAAAATCCGGTGTAGTCCTCGGCTGCACAACCGACGGTCATCCCATCGACCCCAACCACCCATGGAACCAGGGGAGGGTGGGGTGAAAGTTGCGCAGCCTCCAGCTTCAAGACCCCGCCCCCCGGTTTTTATGCAGCGGCGGGAAAAATGAGGGGTGCCCCTTTCACGCACTAGGCGCTCCCTGGTGAAATCTGAGGTGAACAATGGCTGGTAATCAAAACTCTGGACGCCCAACCAAGCCCGCCATCGTCCACCTGCTAAACGGCAACCCCAGCAAGCGCAACCGCGAAGAACTGCTGCGCGAACAGGCCAAGCCACTGGCGCCAGTAGAAGCCCCAGCGAAACCCGATTGGCTCTGCGAGGAGGCCTGCTCCGAATGGGAGCGCATCGTGCCCGACCTGGAGTCCCTGGGCCTGATCTCCCGCCTGGACCGCCAAGCCATGGCTCACTACTGCGAAGCCGTCGCCGAGTACCGCTTCTGGACCCTGAAAATCCGCGAGCTGAGCCAGGGCCAATCCCTACGCGGCGACGTGCAAACCTACCGCAGCGGCGCCCAGGATCTGTCGGTGTGGCGCAAGCTGCGCAACGACGCCGAGCGCCGTGCGAATGAGGCAGGCGCCAGGTTCGGCCTGTCGCCCTTGGCCCGCCGTTCCCTGAAAGCACCAACGCCTCAAGGCGAGCTATTCCCCAATGAGCAAAAGCGCATCGCGGACAGGTATTTCTGATCGCGTCAGCGCCTTTGCCCTGGAGGTTATCCAGGGTCGTATCGTCGCCGGACCGGATGTTCGTCACTCGTGCCAGCGCCACCTGAACGACCTGGAAAACGGTGTCCAACGAGGTCTACGCTGGGATCAGGACGCAGCCAACCGCGCCATCGGCTACTTCGAAGACGTCCTCTGCCTGAACGGTGGCGAGTACGAAGGCCTGCCATTTTTGCTCCTGCCCTGGCAGTCCTTCATCGTCGGCAGCCTGTTTGGCTGGAAGGGCTCGGACGGTTTCCGCCGCTTCCGCACCGCCTACATCGAAACCGCCAAAGGCTCAGGCAAGTCACCGCTGGCCGCTGGCATCGGTCTGTACGGAATGACATCGGACGCCGAAGCCCGCGCTGAGATCTACGCAGCCGCGACAAAAAAAGACCAGGCGATGATCCTGTTCCGCGACGCGGTCTCGATGGTCGATCAATCTGCTTTGCTGGCCGAACGTTTGGAAAAATCCGGTCGCGGCGAAAAGGTCTGGAACCTGGCCCACTTCGCCTCAGGCAGCTTCTTCCGCCCAATCAGCGCTGACGACGGCCAATCCGGCCCGCGCCCACACATCGCGCTGCTCGACGAGATCCACGAACACAAAACCCGTGTCGTGGTGGACATGATCCGCGCCGGCACCAAGAGCCGTCGCCAAGCACTGATCGTGATGATCACCAACAGCGGCCATGACCGCACTTCGGTCTGCTACGAGTACCACGAGTACGGCCGAGCGATCTGCTCCGGCCAGCAACACGACGACAGTTTCTTCGCCTTCATCTGCTCCCTGGACGAAGGCGAAGACCCGTTCAAAAGCGAGGCCTGCTGGTACAAGTCCAACCCGAGCCTGGCGTTTGGCCGACCCGGTGATGCCAACGGTGGCCTGCCGGGCTTGAAGTACCTGCGCGAACAAGTTACCGAAGCGCGGGGTATGCCGGCCAAGGAATCGAGCGTTCGACGGCTGAATTTCTGTCAGTGGGTGGATGCTGAAAACCCTTGGCTCTCCGCTGATGTCTGGCTGGCTTGCGAAGCCGATTTCACCCTTGAAGACATCCCCCAGAACGAGCCCTGCTATGGCGGTCTGGACTTGTCCGGTACCCGCGACCTCACTGCTCTAGCGTTTTACTTTCCGCGATTGCGTAAGGCCCTGGTTGAGTTCTGGACCCCAAAAGATACTCTGAACGAACGCGCCCGCACCGACCGCGTGCCCTATGACGTCTGGCTACGCGAAGGCTACTTGTACGCACCACCCGGCAGCGCAGTGGACTACGGCGCAGTAGCCACACGTCTCGGCGAACTGGCCGCATGGTTCAACATCGTCGGTGTGGCATTTGATGCCTACCGCATCAAGTACTTCCTGCCGGAACTGGAAGCACAGGGCATCGACGTCCCGCTGTTCGCCCATGGTCAGGGCTACACCGTCGCCAAGGACTCCGGCCTCTGGATGCCGCGCTCCATCGAGCTGACGGAAACCCTGCTCACCGAGCAACGCATCCAGATCAAAACCAACCCGGTATTACGCTGGAACGCCGCCAGCGCCGTGCTCGACGCTGATCAGAAGGACAATCGCATCTTCGCTAAACGTAAAAGCACTGGCCGCATTGACGGTGTTGTAGCGCTGGCTATGAGTATCGGTGCCTCCGAGCTGCAACTGGCAGAGGCAGGTGACCGTGACGGTTTCTTCAACAACCCGATCATGGTGGGTGTCTGACTGTAAAATTTTTTAATGATTTCGGTTTGGCCTTTCTGAAGACGGGGGAGTATCAGAACACGGCAAACAGATGAAACGCACTTGTATGAGTCCCATGTTGGGACTAGGATTATTCCATGAGAATCATCGCGATCAGCCAGCTCAAGACGTTTTGGCAGAAATACCCGGATTCAGAGCAATCCCTGCTTGCCTGGATTGACGAGGTCAAGAAAGCGAACTGGCAGACGCCCGCAGATATCAAGGGCCAATTTCGCCACGCGAGCGTTCTCAAGAGCCGCCGGGTCGTGTTCAACATCAAAGGCAACGACTACCGGCTAGTGGTTGCTGTGGCTTATCGCTACGGCGCTCTCTATATCAAATTTGTCGGCACGCATAAGCAGTACGACGCCGTTGACGCCGATACTGTTGAAATGGAGTAACCCATGAACATTCGACCCATTCATACCGAGCAGGATTACAAAGAAGCGCTGAAGGCCGTCTCGCCGCTGTTCGATAACGAACCAGAACCAGGGACTCCTGAAGGGGATTACCTTGAGGTGATGATCACGCTGATCGAGGCTTACGAAGCGAAGCACTTTCCGGTCGACCTGCCCAATCCGGTAGATGCCATACGTTTCAGGATGGAGCAGTCCGGTTTGTCAGCGACGGACCTTGTGCCTGCCATCGGTCGGAAGAATCGGGTTTATGAGGTGTTGAACGGGAAGCGGGCTCTCACGCTGCCGATGATTTGGAAGCTGCATGAGATGTTTGGGATTCCGGCTGAAAGTTTGATTAAGCCGGTAAAAGCTCTGTAGCGCTGAGCTAGTTTGATTCGCTGAAAAGTCCGGGCTCCGCATAAGAGCGCCGGATTTTTTATGCCTGCCGTTTCTGGCTGACCGGCGTCGGCGACCGCAACGGCTTCTTCAACAACCCGATCATGGTGGGCGTCTGACCGTGAAACTCTGGAAACCCGGACGACTACGTGCCGCCTTGCAGCAGTGGCTCGGCGTGCCCATCGGCTTGACTGAACACGCGTTCTGGCAAGAGTGGTTCGGCACCTCCAGCAGCGGAAAAGCCGTATCGGTCGATTCCGCCATGCGCCTGTCGACAGTCTGGGCCTGCGTGCGTTTGCTCTCCGAATCGGTTTCCACCTTACCGCTGAAGCTCTACCGTCGACTACCCGATGGCTCCCGCGAACCCGCCACGGACCATCCGTTGTACCGAGTACTGTGTCGCTCACCCAACATCGAGATGACGCCGCAGCGCTTCATGCTGATGGTGGTCGCTAGCCTCTGCCTACGCGGTAACGCCTTCATCGAGAAGAAGGTCATCGGCTCGCGTTTGGTGGCGCTGGTGCCGTTGCTGCCACAATGCATGACTGTCAAACGTCTGGACAATGGTCGGCTGCAGTATCTCTACAACGAGGCCCAAGGCCAACGCGAGATCCTGGAAAAGCACCTGGTGCACATCCGTGGCTTCGGACTGGACGGCATCTGCGGCATGCTGCCGATCACCACCGGGCGAGATATCTTCGGCGCCTCGATGTCGGCAGAAGAGGCCGCAGCCAAGGTCTTCGCCAACGGCCTGCAGGCCTCGGGTTTCCTCACCGTTGAAGGCGGCGCGGCGCAAGGTGCAGGCACCCTGACCAAAGAACAACGCGAGCTCCTGCGCAAGAGCCTGGAGGAATTCAGCAGCTCGAAAAACGCCGGTAAAACCATGGTGCTGGAAGCGGGCCTGAAGTACCAAGGCATCACCATGAACCCCGAAGCCGCGCAGATGCTGGAGACCCGCGCCTTCAATGTCGAAGAGATCTGCCGCTGGTTTCGTGTGCCGCCGTTTATGGTCGGGCATATGACCAAACAGAGCAGTTGGGCCGCGAGTGTCGAAGCACAAAATCTGCATTTCCTTACCAACAGCCTGCGTCCGTTGTTGGTGAATATCGAGCAGGAAATCAATCGCTGCCTGATCGACGAAAACGACGCAGAACAGATCTTCGTCGAGTTCGCGGTAGAGGGTCTGCTTCGTGCTGAAAGCGCCGGTCGCGCCAGTTTCTACATCAGTGGTCTGACTCACGGCTGGATCAATCGCAACGAGGTCCGCCGCTTCGAAAACCTACCGCCGATCCCTGGCGGCGAGATATTCACAGTCCAGGCCGCGATGGTCGCTCTTGAACATCTAGAACAAAAAATATCTATGTAGCTCAAGAGAACTTGGATTGTTATATGAGTTTTGGTTTAGTCATACATTGTTAATTCATGAGAATGATGATCTTCCATTTTCATCAAATAGCTTTTTAAATCATAGTCTCTAAGTGCTGAATAGCTTAGGGCTGATGTTAATAGTCGTGTGGTAGGTTCTCTGTCCGAGATTTCGGAAGTGCCGCTGCCAGTTGGAGCAATCATGTAGGCAAATGGCTTTTTGATGTTGCGCAGGCGAACAAAGAACTCTGGCTCCTTCGCTTCTATTATTTCGCTGCCGGTGTTGTAAAATCCATTTTGAGTTTTTTCATAAGGTATATATTGGTTATTCCAAAGTACTGCTTGATCTTTGTATTGGTCGTATCTAATATTTCGTTCTGCGATTTCTCCATTGTTATCAACTGTTACGAATGGGTCTGAAGGTTGCAGTATCAATACGAAAAAACTTCTGTAAAGTCTATTTGGGTCTTTATAGACTATTATTTTTTTTATTTGTATCTCGTTGTAGTGGTTTAATAGCCATTGATTTTCGTTTAGATGTTTTATAGATAGAAGGTCACCGTTGCCGCTATCTGAGGAATGGAACCAAAACTCATCTGGTTTACACGTTGAACTAAAGTTTTCAAGAAAACGTTCTATTTCCACAGAATTTTCCGTGGTATGCAGTTCTTTTATGTCAGGGAAAGATTTTCGAATACATAAGTCAAGATCCCTCATGCGATCACGTTTATTTCGTATAGGGCTAGAATCGTAAGATTTTATAAATTGTTCTAATTCATCAATATTTTGAAAGCGTTCATTTGGATCGTTCTTAAGACAGTTGTCGACGATTAAATCTACAAGTTTTAATTTCTTAGGCGATTTTTCATTCGAGAAGTGCTGTCGATCTACACCCCTATGAGCGCGTCCTGTCACTAACCAGTGCATTACTTGGCCTAGTGCGAATATGTCACTTGATGAGGTTACTTTGTCCTTGTTGTTTACTTGTTCGGGAGCGCTAAATAAATAATTTGCCATGCGCTCATTTTTTTCTGTCTTTGCATCTTTGATGAAAGTTGTTTCATCAAAGTGAGCAATGCCAAGATCACCAATTACGTATTCTTCAATTGTGGCGTCATAGAAAATATTTTGCGGCTTTATATCTCGATGTGTGATGCCGTTGGTGTGCAAGTGCTTAAGGCCTTTACATAATTCTGTTAGTATTTTCCAAAGGCTCGCTGTCAACTGTTCTTCTGAGGTTTGCTCAAGCTCTTTTAAAGTGCCCGCATATGCTTTCATGATAATGATGAAGTATGAATTACCTGCGATATCTATTTTGTCGAAGTGGTAAAGCCTTGAGATATTGTTGTGGTATGGTATTTGGGATGCGCAAAAGTATTCATCTTTGAATCGGTCGACCTTCTTTATCTCTGATATTTCCAGGAATTTCACGGCGTACTGTTTAGTTGATTTTTCAAATAGTAATACGGAGCTGTTTCCGCCGTTTCCTAGAAGTTTCACATAGGTGAAGTCGCTTACATCAGTTTTTAATACTGGTGAAGACTTAAAGTGTTTAACCAAACTGCTAACGGACATTTTGACAGTTCCTTCTGAATAAGCCGCCATGGTAGCACTTTGATTTTTTTGAGCTAGTCCGAGCCCCACAATTGCTGCGAATGGAACTTCAAAATTGCGTGGCCCGATGTCTTTCAACGTGACGTTGGTTACCTATATGACGATTAAAAGTCTGCCATTCTCCCCTGCGCTGCCGCTCACCGCAGGTGCGTTGAGTGAATTGCGGCCCATGGCTGTGGAGCGTTGGAACCCCTCGATATGCGCCGCTAACGAGGATGATCAAAGTGTCTCAATCTTCGACCCTATCGGCTTCGATCCCTGGACAGGCGGGGGCGTCACCGCCAAACGCATCGCCGCAGCCTTACGCACTATCGACGGCGCCGACGTCACCGTGAATATCAACTCACCGGGCGGCGACATGTTCGAAGGTTTGGCGATCTACAACCTCCTGCGTGAGTACTCCGGCAAGGTTGTAGTCAAGGTACTGGGACTGGCCGCATCGGCAGCGTCGATTATTGCGATGGCCGGAGACGAGGTACGCATCGCCCGCGCCGGGTTCTTGAACATCCACAACTGCTGGGTCGTTGCCATGGGCAATCGCTATGACCTGATGGAGATGGCCGAGAGGTTGGCGCCGTTCGACCAGGCCATGGCTGATATCTACGCCGCCCGCACCGGCGACCCCCAAGACGCGATGCAAAAACTGATGAACGCGGACAGCTGGATCGCCGGCAGCGCCGCCGTCGAGCAGGGTTTCGCCGATGGCTTGCTTGCTTCTGACGCCATCCGACAAGGTGCGCAACCTGCTGGTCTGCTGGCGCGCCGTTGCATTAGTAGACTGCGGGCACGGCAGCGGGAACCTATAGCCGAGTTAGAGCTTGCTCTAGCCCGATTGCGCGAAGCGATCCCACAGAATAAGCACTGGTAGATGAGTGGGCTACTCAATTAGCTCAGTGTTTTATTGTGAAGGTTTCTTGCGATATCTAATCTTGTAAGTCTTATCAAAAGGCAAAATACTGCAAAGACTGCGCAAAGAATTACGAAGAGTATTAGTCCTGTCTGTATTCTTAATTCACCTTTCACGTGTTCGACATATTTAGGGTCAAGAAATAATGAGCAGATGATATCTAGCTTTTCCTCAGGCAGATTGGGTTGTATAAATTTTTCTAGCGTTGCAGAGGAACTGCATTCGGATGTTGTAAGAAGGTTGTCAGGAAATAGCTCGAACTTGATGTTACTTTCCGACAGATAGAATGAGGGCGCGTCAGGTGCGTTTTTCAGCGATACTCTAAGGTAGTTTGTAGATATAAATGGCGTGATAGATACTATTAGGGCTAGAAAAAACACCATTGAGTAAAATACTATATTCTCTGATTTTTTTGAAAATAGCTTTGTTTTAAAACGCAGATCCTCAAATTTTCCCCAATGAATGTATTTTGTTATTCTTGCTATGTCTCTGTGAGAGAAGTTGTTTTCAGCAATCCATTTTTCTGCTAGGTCAGCTTCCTCTAACGTCCTTACAGGAATGTTGAACTCAAATCTATAGTGCTCAGTTTCTCGGAGTTTCTTGCGGGATTTCTCGTATTGGGTGTTTTCAAACTCTATGGTTCCGCCGAAAAATCTCCACATAAGGTCTCGCAGAAATATCAAAGAGCCAGAGCGCGAGTATATGTAATAAATCAGTGCGCATATTGCTAGTCCGCTAAGTAGGCTTACAGCGGTAGCGTAGTTTTCAAATGTCCAGGTGATCAGGTTTTCATTTAGTTTTGATTGCGACATGTAGTGAGCTTCGACTCTTGATTTTTTTGGGGGATGGGTGTTGCTTGAGTAGGCTGGCATTGCATTTTAGGTTTTGCAAGTTTTTAAGGTTTTGAATCTTCGTAGTTGACTCTCCGCAATTATTTGCGGCGTTAAATGTTGATTTTGTTTTGGCGAAGTTTCATACGTGACAGGAGGGTAAGTTATGTCCGACACCACCCACGACCTACTAAAACAGGTCTCCGTCGAGCTGGAGCGTGCCTCCAGCGCCTTCAGCAAACAAGCCGAAGAGGCCATGAGCGAAGCGCGCAAGGCAGGCGGTCTATCGGAACAAACCAAGGCCACCGTCGATGAACTGGCGCTGAAATTCAACAGCCTGACCGAAGCCGAAATCCAGCTCAAAACCCGCCTCGGCGAGATCGAGCAGGAGTTCGCCCGACTGCCCAGCCCAACGGCAATCGCCCCTCAGGACAGCCTCGGCACCAGCGTCGTCAAAAGCGAGGCTCTCAAAGCCTTCGCCGCCAGCGTCGAAGGCGGCAAGCGCATCAGTATTCCGGTGAACGCAGCGCTTCTGTCGACGGATATTCCCGCCGGTGTGATTGAGCCTATGCGCCTTCCCGGCATCGACGCTTTACCCAAACAACGCCTGTTTATCCGCGACTTGATTGCCCCAGGCCGAACCACCGCGCCTGCGATTTTCTGGGTCCAACAAACCGGCTTCACCAACGCCGCCGCTGCTGTGCCGGAAGGGCAAACCAAGCCCTATTCGGACATCCAGTTCGGCATCAAAATCACCGCCGTCTCCACCCTCGCGCACATGTTCAAAGCCGCCAAACAAATCCTTGATGACTTCACCCAACTGCAATCCACCATCGACATCGAAATGCGCTACGGCCTCAAATACGTCGAGGAAGATGAGATCCTGTTCGGCGACGGCACCGGTGTCCACCTCCACGGCATAGTGCCCCAGGCCTCGGCATTCGCCCCGGCCTTTTCGGTGCAAGAGCAATCCGGCATCGATGACCTGCGCCTGGCAATGCTGCAAGCCCAACTCGCGCGACTGCCCTCCAGCGGCCATGTTCTGCACTTTATCGACTGGGCCAAGATCGAGCTGACCAAAGACACCTTGGGCCGCTACATCCTCGCCAATCCCCTGGGCCTCGCCGGGCCTGTGTTGTGGGGCCTGCCGGTGGTGGCGACCGAGGCCAGCGGGTTTGAAGGCAAGTTCCTGACCGGTGCCTTCCGCACCGGCGCGCAGTTGTTCGACCGCGAAGACGCCAACGTGGTGGTCAGCACCGAGAACGCGGACGACTTCGAGAAAAACCTGATCTCCATCCGCTGTGAAGAACGCGTCGCCCTGGCCGTGAAGCGCCCCGAGGCCTTTATCCATGGCCCATTCACCGTGCCTGCGCCGCCTGAACCAGAAGGTCGCCGAGCCAAGGCTGCCTGATCATGAGCGTGATCGACATTGAAACCGCGATGCTCCACTTACGAGCCGAACCGGTTGATCAGCCGCTGGTGCAACGCTATCTGGACGCAGCGGAAGACGCCGCGATGCAATACTTGCAGCGGCGCTTCTACGCCAACACATCAGACTTGGAACAGGCCGTTTTCGCGGGTGACGCTGGGCACGATCCTCTTCTGATCACTCCGTCGATTTTCGCTGCTTGTCTACTGATCCTGGGGCATTTTTACGACAGCCGCGTCGACCTGTTCAGCGAAACCGGCCGCACCGATTTACCCACCGGCTCGCGATCCTTGCTCGCACCTTTCCGCTGCAACCTGGGTGTGTGATGCGGGCCGGTCGCTTGCGCCATCGGGTAACGCTCCAACGCCTGACCCGTGTGCAAGACGATATCGGCGGATGGATCGAAATCTGGCTGGACGTTGGCGAGACCTGGGCCGAGATCCGCCCGGTCTCCGGCAGAGCCTGGATGGCAGCTGCGCAGGAGCAACGCGAAGTCACGGCGGAAGTGTTGATCCGCCCGCGCCAGGGCATCGTCTCCGGCATGCGCGTGGTGAAGGGCGACACCTTCTACCTGATCGAAGCGGCCTTGCTGGATTACGCCCGATGCGAACTCAAGCTGATGTGCAAAACGGTGAAGGCCAATGCTTGATACCTCGCTACGCGTCATCGGCCTCGCAGAGCTGGAAACCGACTTCCAACGCCTCGCCAAAGCCACCTCCAACAAAGTGGTGCGCGATGCCACATTGGCCGGAGCCCGCGTAGCCCAGGACCGCACCCGCAAGAGCGCGCCCATCCGCAGCGGCAAACTGCAAAAACATATCGTTGCTAAACGCCTGCGTCAGCGGGACACACCGGGCGCCGCCGTGGCGGGTGTAAGCGTGAGGCGCCCGAAGAATTTCCGGGTGCCTTTCTACTGGCGCTTTCTGGAACTCGGCACGTCAAAGATGACCGCCAAACCCTTCATCCGTCCAACCTGGGACCGCAGTCTTCCTGATATCGAGGGCGCAGTGCGTAGCAAACTCGCCCAGGCCATCGATCAGGCGCTGTTAGCCCGATGATCGAAGCCGCCATCGCCGCCCGCATTGGCACGCTGGCAGACGGTCGCGTCTACCCGGAAATCGCCCCAGCCGACGCCGCGTCACTCCGCCAGCATCGGCCCCGGCTACGTGCGACGCGGCGCGCTGATGGACATCAACCTCTGGGGCCAGAACCTGTTCCGCTTCTTCACCTACACCGAGGTCACGCCGCTACGGCTGACACCCCCAACCCTGCTGGTGGCGGACGTGACGCACTACTGAGGGCTATCGACATGAACATCACCGAGCAACAGCTGCAGCAAATCTTCCCCAACGCCCGTGAACAAGCGGGCGTTTTTGTGTCGGTGCTGAATGACGCCATGGGGCGACGGGAGATCAATACGAGGCAACGGCATGCGGCGTTCCTGGCGCAGATTGGGCATGAGTCGGGGCAGCTGCGGTATGTGCGGGAGCGGGGGAGTGATCGGTATCTGAGTCGGTATGACACCGGGGCGCTGGCGAGGCTGCTGGGCAATACGCCGGAGGCTGATGGGGATGGTCAGCGGTATCGGGGGCGGGGGCTGATTCAGATAACGGGCCGACGGAATTACCTCAAATGCAGCTTGGCGTTGTTTGAAGATCTGCGCCTGCTCAAGCAGCCAGAGTTGCTGGAGCAGCCGCAATGGGCGGCAGAGTCGGCGGCTTGGTATTGGTGGGCGAATGGGTTGAATGTGTTGGCGGATCAGGATGACTTCACTGGGATTACTCGGCGTATCAATGGAGGAACGAATGGATTGGAGGCGCGTATCGAGCTGTGGATCTGGGCGAGGGCGGTGTTGTGTTGAATGTGCGTGTCGCGGTTCTGGTCGTTTTGTTTGTCGTCGGCGCTGCTGGTGGTTGGCAAATCCAGGCTTGGCGGTATGAGCGGCAACTGGCAGATCAAGCACGGCTCCACGCTGAAACGCTCAAAGAACTGGCCTTCGCCTCATCGTCGCAACAGCGTAGCGAGGTCGACAAACGCTACGCCCTGGAGCTGCGACTGCAAACCAACGACCAAATCCACCAGAGGGCTTTGACCGATGCAAAACAGCGCCAAGCACGCCTTATGGATCGCCTCGCTACCGCTGATTTGCGGCTGTCAGTCATCCTCGCCCAGCCGCCCTTTGCCGGAGGTGATGCAGTGCCTGCCACCACCGGCACCGGCGGCGTGGTTTATGGAGATGAGAGAGCCGAACTTGACCGAGCGTTTGCTCAACGAATTGTCCGCATCGCCCAAGAAGGGGATGAGGGATTGATTGCGTTGGGGGCGTGTCAGGCATATGTGAACATGCTGCGTGACAATACTGCTCGATATCAATCTGCACCTGGGCTCTAGCCGTACCTTGAAATCATCAACGATGTGTTGCAATGCTTACTTGCACCGTCAAGATCCGGAAATAATGAAAGATGGTTGACATTCATTCTATTTAAAGACTTAAGGGCAGTGAGTCGGTCAAAAGATGGAATGTATATCTTTAACAGGCAGGCTCCATTTGCTGAAGAGTCATCATAATTTTCGCGTACCCATTCATCTACGGTTACAAAGTCAGGTGTCCTAGTAAATAGCCCTCTTTGGCTAATTAGACGAGGATTTTCATCTGTAAATGGACGGACGAATTGGATGCAGCCCATATTGTTTACGTCATCAGACTTAGGGGCTTTCAGTAAGAGTGCGTTTTTTCTTTCGCATGAAGTACGGCTCAATGCGTAAATTACGACTGACTCGTCAAACTCATTGAACTCGGGTAGAAATGCAAAATAGGCGGAAACAAAAGGCGATTCAGACCAGTCTAGGAGTGGCGTGAGTAAGCCATGATGCTGGCCCAACGCCCACCAATCATTTTCGCACATTTCAAGTTTTGGATTTGCTCCTCTTCTTCCACGTGTAGCGTGCTTGAATTTTTCAAGATGCTCTACTCTTCTGTCTTTTCCAGGTTTGAACTTTCCTTCGTCCGCCAAAATACGATCAATTGTAGGTTCTAGTTTCCAGTCTGCCCGTGCGTGTCCACGGAAAATATATGAATCGTAATCAACTAGGCGTTGATCAACAAATGATGTAAATCCATTCCAGGATTCACAATGAATCTCTCTCGTTCCTGATATGACCTTTGTGGAGGTCCAGCCCTGTCCTTTTAGTTTCTTATCCATAAGGCTTCTCTGTAGAGATATTTATAATTAAATCGAGTTTAAGTTTTTGCTTTTTCTGTTGGTCTGAAATTAGTGTTTTTAGACTTGGGTGAATTAATACTTTGTTCTCCATCCATTCTCGCAGATCGAGGCAGGCACACCCAGTGCGAGCCTATCATCCACATCTACACGCAGAGAAGGCTTTCCATGACCAATCCCATCATCCCCTGGATGGGCGGAAAACGCCGCCTGGCCGACCGCCTCATCCCCCTGTTCCCGCCCCACGAGTGCTACGTCGAAGTCTTCGCCGGCAGCGCTGCCTTGTTCTTCCTCCGCCCCCAACCCGCACCTGTTGAAGTCCTCAACGACATCAACGGCGATCTCGTGTGCCTGTACCGCGTCGTACAGAACCACCTGGAAGAATTCGTCCGCCAATTCAAGTGGGCGCTCAGCTCACGGCAGGTATTCGAATGGCAAAAGATGACCCGCCCGGAAACCCTCACCGATATCCAACGTGCGGCTCGATTCTTCTACCTCCAACACCATGCCTTCGCTGCCAAAGTCTCCTGCCAGACCTTCGGCACGGCAACAACAGCTGCTCCGATCAACCTGCTACGAATCGAAGAAAACCTCTCCGCCGCCTGGCAGCGGCTAGCGGGAACCTACGTGGAAAACCTGCCATGGCTCGACTGCGCCCGACGCTACGACCGGCCACATACCTTCCACTACATGGACCCACCGTATTGGCAGGTTGCAGGCTACGGTGTGGAGTTTCCCTTTGATCAATACGAGCAGATGGCCGAGTTCATGCGTCGGTGCGAGGGGAGGGTGATGGTCAGCATCAACGACCATCCGGACATCCGTCGGGCGTTTGATGGCTTTCACTTTGAGACGCTGGATGTTCGATACACCTCAGCTAACCAGCGCCAGGCGACGACAGAACCGACCGGTGAGCTGGTGATCATGAACTGGGAGCCTGAGGTGCTGGGTGGCTTGTTTTGAACCAAGCACAAATCGGATAGCCGCTCTGTGGCGACACGGCTATCCGGGTTGGGTTGCTGTCAGTTTGCAGATGGGCTTTCTCGCTCCAGCACCATGTCGATCAGGAGTCGAGCGTTCTCAACCAGTTGAACGACACCGAAGGCTTGCTGACGTTGTGCGTCATTCAACTCGAAGACGCATTTGTAGGCGAGCGCGGTGGCTGATTGGAGAAACTCACTGGCGTGAACGAGCGCTTTTTCGGTGGTGATATCCGAGCGGACGTTGAAAAGGCCCTGTGAGGTATCTGCGTTGTTGTCGTTGGTGTTCATACGCGAACCTCCCGTTGCGGGTGGCGGTTTTTAACGCGGGCGGGTGGGTATTTCAGTCGGCTGAATAGGCCGACGGAAAATTCCGATATGTGTAACGAAGTATTGATTAGACGTAATGGGCGGCGGCCTTGCGTGAAAGGGGGATAAGTCATCTCTATACCCTCGGACAGTGATAACCCTGTCACCCGCCGTTCTGACACGGGATGGGTGGCAGACCGTACGGGGGTCAGAAAACCGGCGTCCGAGGGAACCGGCCAGGCCGAAGCCTGCCCCGCACGGCCCGCCATAGCAATGCAGCGGCAAGATGCTGATGCACCTGGCTGCTAGAGAAGGGCGTTACCGCGCTTCGGACGTTCGGGGTTCTGACTCCCGGTCACAGGATGGCTGTGACATTTGGTAAGGTACCGTTGTGAACTGAGAGCATCAAGGGGTCGCTTCGCCGCGATGTCACCAGGAGACAGAAGACGGCAATTTAATGAATGTCGTAATGCGTTTCTAACGTATATTGAGGGTCTTTTTGTAGTGGCGAATATAGGTCAGAATGCTGAGTAAATTCTTCAGGCAGAGCTGAAAATTTCGCGATTAGATAAAAGCGCTAACTAGGCTTCGGTATCCAATGAAGGTAAAACCGACTTGCCCATTATGGCAAAAATTTTTCTCATGCGTTCTTGATGTTGGCGATTCGACTCAATTGCTGCAAGATCATTTGCATCCTCGACGTGAGGATTGAATTCATCGGCAATTATCATTGCATGCTCCGCGCGTAAGAGCATCTCGTCAAACATATTTAAATTTATGTTTAACCAGTTAACAAACTCAGGATAGCTTTCAATTATATCTTCTCCTGTGCGAATTTCGAGAAGGGATTTTACACTCATTGGGTACTTGTTTTCTTTCGCTTTCTCAATTGCAAAGAAGATCATTCCTATGAAAAGTTGTCCGCTAAACATGAAATTGTAATCAAACACATCACCTCTTAAGCCGTATTTTATACGAATAGGCTTCGAGTGTGAAAAGTATCGTTTTGCGAGTAAGTCCGCTCGAGCTTCATACGCCTTGAGCATTTCAACTTGCACGATATTTTTAGTTCGCTGTTTTAGAGCAGAAAATTGAACCAGTTCTACATTTGTTTTGTGGGCTGCAGCGATTGCTCCACTTTGAAAGCCTTTTTCTGAAATTAGGAAACCCTTATCGGCGCCAACTTCGTCGACGATAGTTCTAAGGGCTAAAACCTTTTCCTTAGGTATTTTGCTTTTCCAATATTTTGCTTCAATTACCCATTTTATATCAGCACCTAAAAATTTCGTAAGCACCAATATGTCTATATCATGTTTGGTTCTGATCCCTTCAACTGAGATATTTGTTTGAGCTATCGCTCCTAGACTTCTGAAATGTTCTGCGATTAACTCTTGGAACTCGTACCACTTTTTAGATTTGATCATCACTCGTCTCGTGTTGATTATAGCCAGGCGTCAGCCATACTCGTTACAATAGAATGTATTGAGTTAGAGATGTTTAGATTTGTCACTAGCTATTTTTCTGACGAGAGAAATAGCTGCGCTAATTCCAGTGTGTGAAAGGTTATAGTGCACTTTTTCTTTATTTAAATGGGCTTCGAAGTGGGGGCTAAACCGTTGGTTGAAAAACCTACTGACGTTATTTTTGTCAATAGGTAAGGACTTGTCTCCTTTTATCCTAAGACTGGGTATGTTTAGCTGTGCATTTTTTGCAATTTGTGTTGTTGTGAGTGGCGGTGAGCCATTCTTGTGGTCAATCAACATCGATATTAAAAGTGCTTGCTCTAGTGGCAAGAAATCAGTCGCGTCAGAGATCTCGCAATTAAACGGAATTAACTGAGAGTTATTAGCTAAATGACTTGCAGTTAACTTAATGTAGCTAAACAAAGACAGCTCGTTAAAAATGATTTTGGCAAGATCCCGGATTCCATTGAGTTCCATTGAGTTTTGAATTTCATTTTTTCTCTCAAACTCGGCGAAACTCATGGGGGCGTCAGATCTGTTTCTTTTTTTATTTCTTTGATATCTAGTGTCCAAGCTGCTTTCTATATATAGCACTTCAAGATCAACGCCTGAGAGTTCTTCTTGTAAAATTCTAATTTCTTGTGGCGAGCGGAAGCCCGTTGTCAGAGTGAGATATATTAGGTAGGAATGAGTTGCTTTGTTCATTTGCAGGCTGCGTGATATTCGTTGCGCCATCTTCTAAGCGCAGAGATTCTTGGCTAACATTTTTTAGAGTTCCATATGGACTAGGGGTAAGCATTCGGCGCTCCGGTAATACCTTGATTTCTATTGCACGGGTGCCAAAATTATTGGTCTTTGACAGTACTTTAGGTCAGCTGTTATGGCGTTGCGGGATGGTGATAGGTGTTTTGAATATAGAGATGGTGGGATGCTTTTTAGACATTTCCCACCGTGCATATGGTTTACGTGCATTTGCGCCTCCATATCATTCCATTGTTCAACGCCATCCTTACTCCGGTAAACGAGCATCGTACTATCGCCCATCATCGCCTTTTGCCATCTGGATTGCTACCTATGCTAGGTTTACCAAGGGTTCTCATTCAAAACGTCCGGCTAGGTCTGCGTTCCCCTGACCAGGAGGCATCCATTGAGCAAACGCTGATACCTAGTGCCGCAGCTTACCTAGAAAGTGAAATTGAGATGGTTAGGACCTAGGGCTTATAGGGCATTTTTAGGGCAAACCCCAGCCCTGTCCAGGCATTCCCACGCCATGCTAAAATCCAAAACCATCGAGATAGACGGCCTGAAGCGGCCTCGGGGGCCGCTTCAAAGCGTTCGAATCCCTATCTCTCCGCCATTATTGAATAACCAAAAGCCCCTGAAAGGTTTAATCCTTTCAGGGGCTTTTGCGTTTCCGATGGCTTCATTTTAGAGGTGGGTCGTGTCCAGTGCGAGCACCAGCGTCCTTCACTTAAACACTAGCCCCTCACTCCCCAAAGCCTGCGCCATTTGCGCAAACTGCGGCAGCCGCGCGACATATTCCGTTTCGAAGGCCAAATACCGATCCTGCGCCGCCACGTAACGAATCTGCGGTTTAACCCGTGGGATGTCCTTGGAGGACAGTTTCAATACATCGTTGCTGCACTGGTTCCACAACCACGCCAAGGTGTGGGTGCCGAAGGTTTGCGTTTGATAACTCCACACCCACCAATCACCGTGGCCACGGGCAACGTCCAACCGGCCGTGAAAGGTGCGCAGGGTGATGACTTGCTTGGGCTGAGTGACCAGCAGGCGCGTGTCCTGGCGCACTTCGCTGCCGAAGCCGTCCAGTACCGCCTGGGTGCTGGTGCCGGTGACGAAGTTAAAGCGCCATGCTAGCAGCACGCTTTCCTGGTAGCCGGGGTGTTCGGGGTTGGGGCGCGCGCCTTCGCTGAATAACAGCACCTCATCGCCTCCCAGGTAAGCGGTGGCTGCGCGCAGTTGATAGGCTTCAGCCGGCATCGGTTTGGCGGCAATGGTGACCGGTTGTGCAAGGTATTGACTCCAAATCCAGCAGCACGGGCCGTTGTGCTGCATAAACAGCAAACGGTTGGGGCCGATGGGCAGGAGGGTCAGTTCATCGGGGTGTTCGAAAATGATCTCGCTGGTCTGCGCGGTGATGCGCCAGATCCGCGTCAATGCCTCGGGTTCGTAGAGGCGTTGACGCTCGAAGACTTGATCCTCGACCACCACGCAGGGATCTTCAAACGCCGGCCATTGCGTCTCGACGGGGCCGAAAACCTCAACGCTGTTGCCCTTGCGGATCTCGTACTGATAGCGATCATCCGAACGGTACGCGCCGCGCGTTACCTGACGTTTCCACAGGCTGCGTTGAACGTTGGCATCGATCAGTTGCAGATCGGCGCCGTCCACGCCGTCTTTGCGGAGTTCGAGCATGTCCTGCTCGGTAGGCGGCCAGGCGTTGTAATCGATCAGGAAGCATAACCAGCTATCGTCCTCCTGCTCAGTGATCGCGGCCCAGCCGTTGCGATAGTTGCCTTCGTGCACATACGTCGGGCCTGGGTATTCATGTACGTCCTGCAGCCACTGGAGCTTGCTGCGTTTGGGCTTGGCTGCGGGCGGTGTTTGCGCTTGGATGAGTGTCGGCTTGAAATGCAGGGCTGTCTTCTGTCCGCACCAATGTTGGGTAAACCGTTCGCGCTGATTGGCGGGGACAATCACCGGGCGGTAATCGTCGCCCCCCGCGTCGAGGTTCCACAGGTCGAAGCCTTCGCGCGCCAGTGCAGTGGCCAGCGCTTCGAAGCACACCTCGGGCATTTCATTGCAGAGTTCATCCAGCAGCGTTTCGAAGGCCGCGCCGGAAAACACGCTGATGTGGGGGTAGACAGGTGGCAGCAGCGACAGCCATTCGCCGCCGGGGGTTTTCCAATCGATATGCACTAACGGGTTAAAACCAGCAGTCAT